AGTATCCTGAGATTGTATCGGCATACTTCTCCGTACTAGGCCCAAATAAGATGCTCAATCCGCATCGAGGGCCGTGGTCAGGCGTTCTCAGGATGCACATGGGAATGCACATACCAACAGAGGGCAACGGATGCCTTCTGGTATGTAACAAACAAGAGTATAGATGGAGTGAGGGGAAGGTAGTGGTATTTGATGATACCTATGAACACTTCGCTGCTAACTATACAGACAGGAACCGGGTCATCTTGTTTCTGGACATTATGCGTCCATTGCCTTGGTTCTGGGACAAAGTGAACAGATTTGTATTGTGGTGCGCCAGGTTTATCCCTTATTTCAGGACACCGATAAAGCGTCACAAGGAATGGGAAAAGGTGTTCTACGATGACGGTAATGGAAGTTAAAGACGTAGCAGCAGAGCTTACCGCGCATGAACGAGAATGTGCTTTACGGTATGAGCATATTCAGGAAAGGCTTGAGGCTGGTGAAAAGAGATTTACCCGCATTGAAGCTATGATTATAGGAATATACGTTATCTTAATTGGTTCGCCAATAGTAACGCAACTTATCAACTAAGGAGGCTTATGCCTTTTTTGCAGAGCAACATCCCGCACTTCAAGTGCTGGGTGCGTAGGGAATATACCCACAATCACAATGAATATCATGGAGAGTTTCTCCATGCGATGGCAATAGCCGTTACTACCATACCCTGTCGGTGTCTGAGCTTTCAGGTAATCTTTACTGGAGCAGAGACCTACGACAACGATGAACCCAATGTTCATGGCGGGGCAATGTGGGCAAGAATGCCAATTACAGCACTGGTGGGTGATACCCTTTTTGAGGAGTGGCCTGAACCGATGCCTGTATGGGCGGCACAACCTTGGGACTGTTCATCTAGGACACATGCAGTATATGTTCTCGACAGATGCACACCATGTCCTTGGTTGGCAAAGATTGATGGCGAGTTTTATCCTGCCAAGTATTATTTTACCGTGGATTACACCGATTCCGAGATTGGTGATGATCCTGCACAACACAAACAATCCCATGTGCTGGAACTGCTTGATGCAGGCGAATGGACAGGGAACATAATAGCATTACCGAATAATCGTGTTAGGGTGTCACATCCCGCTTGGTTTGAAATGGGAGAAGGCGCACCTGATTTTAGACCATCCCAGCACATCCATTACAGCAAGTCTGATCTGGATTACACGCTGGATGTAAACAGAGTATTTGATAACTTATATTCCGAGGTTGATGATGAAGAAGAAGTCTAAAGGTTATAAAGCTGGAGGCAGAATTAAGGCCAAAGGCATGAAGAAAGGTGGTAGAGCAATGAAGCCTAAAGGTATGAAAAAAGGCGGCATAATGAAGGCCAAGGGGATGAAGGCAGGCGGCAAGATGCCTATGTCTAAAGACCCCAAGACAGGCCAGATGGTTCCAACCTTTGCTATGGATGGCAAGGGCAAAATGATGGGTGGCGGAAAAGTAAGAATGACACCCAAGGGAATGAGTGCTGGTGGAGCCGTTGCGGCAGTTAACAAGGACATGAAAAAGAAGTCCAAGGGCATGGCTAAAGGCGGTGCTATAAAGTCAAAGATGGGTTCCAAAGGCGGAGCTAAAGGCGGAAAAACTGTTGCGAGAGGATCAGGTGCAGCAAGACCCCAAAAGTTCGGAAAAAACGGATAGAGCTAAAAGAATATCAGCTCTAATAAATCGTGGTGCAGCAGTTTTAAAGAAAGCATTAAAGTTAAAAGAAGAAGCTGTTGTAAAACAAAAAGCACCTAAGAAGATGCGTAAAATTTCTCTTGAAGCGGCTTTTGAAAAAGAAAAGAAGTCTCAAGGAAAAAGGAGAAAATAATCATGGCATTACCAGCATTAGGAGCAGCGGCACGACTTATTTCTTCAAAAGGAGTAAGAGAAGCTGCAAAAAAATACGGCTCAAAAGCCATTGAAGAGGCAAAAAAACAGCTTAAAGAAAGAGACAAAGCTGTAAGCAAGGGGGCAAAAGAAGCCATACAGAAAGACCCTGTTGCTTTAAAAGCAAGGTCAGAGGCTAAGAAAGAAATCAGCGATAGTTCATTTGATAAAATGCGGTCTGTAAGAGTAAGGGACAAAGTAGAAGGAAGGGCAAGAGCCAGAAACAAGGAGGCAGATATTTTTGCTGAACCTAAAGTAGAAGTTCCTTTAAAGCTTAAAAAAGGCGGAAAAGTTCCTAGTTGGCAAGACCACGTTAAATCAAAGTATGGCAAATAAATTATGGCAATAGACCCTGCACTTAGCCCGTTTGATGAAGACATTGACGGGATTGGTGGTTTAGAGATCAGCATTGAGAACCCCGAATCGGTATCTATTGAGACCGAAGATGGCGGTGTATTGATTGATTTTGATCCTAACAACCCCATGACAGGCGGAATGAACCATGAGTCTAACCTTGCTGAATTTGTTGATCCAATAGAGCTAGACAGGCTAGGATCAAGCCTTGTAGGTTCTTATCTTTCTGATAAGGACAGTCGTAAAGACTGGGAAGATTCCTATATAAGGGGTCTTGAGCTTCTTGGATTAAAGTTTGAAGACCGCACCACTCCTTGGGATGGGGCATGTGGCGTATTCCATCCTATGCTTTCTGAGGCAGTTGTTCGCTTTCAGGCACAGACTATACAGGAGATTTATCCTGCTGCTGGCCCAGTCAAGACAGATATTATAGGAAAGATCACGCCAGAAAGGGTAAAGCAGGCAGAAAGGGTTCAGGATTATCTGAACTATGTCATTACCCAGAAGATGGTGGAATACAGAACTGAAACAGAGAAATTACTTTTTTCTCTTCCTATTGCAGGATCAGCGTTCAGGAAGGTGTATTACGATCCTAACATGGGCAGACCTTGTGCCATGTTTGTTCCTGCCGAAGATTTTGTAGTCAGCTATGGAGCATCTGATTTAACGACATGCGAAAGAGCAACGCATGTTATGAAGAAAACTTCTAATGAAATCAGGAAGTTACAAGTTTCTGGGTTTTACAAAGATATTGATCTTGGCAATCCAAGTCTTTCTGTAAGTGACATTCAGCAGAAATACAACGAATTAACGGGTGACTCTGCCACTGAAAGCCAAGGCTATGATATGGATAGCCGTTATACATTGCTTGAAATGGTAGTAGACATTGACTTGGTTGGTTATGAAGACACCCAGAGAGGAGAGCCTACAGGCATTGCTCTTCCTTATGTTATTACTATTGAACAAAGTTCTCGAAAGATTTTATCAATCAGAAGAAACTGGTCTGAAGAAGATCCCAAGAAACTACCTCTACAACATTTTGTACACTACCAGTATTTACCAGGATTTGGTTTTTATGGCTTTGGTCTGGTACATATGATTGGTGGACTGTCTCAATCAGCCACCTCATTGCTAAGACAGTTAGTAGATGCAGGCACATTGTCTAATTTGCCGGGCGGATTGAAAGCCAGAGGGCTAAGAATTAAGGGGGATGAGACCCCAATCATGCCTGGAGAGTTTCGTGATGTAGATGTTCCTGGTGGAGCAATCAAAGATAACATCACATTTATGCCTTATAAAGAGCCTTCTAACGTCCTGTATCAGCTTCTGGGCGATATTGTTAATGAAGGACGTAGATTTGCATCAGCAGCAGATGTAAAGGCAGCAGATATCAATGGCGAAGCCCCAGTAGGTACGACTTTAGCGGTACTGGAACGAGAAATGAAGGTGATGAGCGCAGTTCAGGCAAGAGTTCACCACTCAATGGGGCAGGAAATCAGGATTTTAGCAGAAATTATCCGTGATTTTGGGCCTGAAACGTACCCATATGAGCTTGAAGGCGAAGAAGTTACCTCCAAAGACTTCGATGACCGTGTAGATGTCATCCCAGTAAGCGATCCTAACGCTGGAACGATGGCTCAACGCATCATGCAGTACCAAGCGGCACTACAATTAGCGGCTCAAGCCCCTCAAATGTACGATATGCCCCTGTTGCACCGTCAAATGATCGAAATCCTTGGCATTCGGGACGCAGATGAGATAATTCCGACAGATAAGGACTTAAAACCCATTGATCCAGTGTCTGAAAACATGGATATCCTCAATGGCAAGCCTGTTAAGGCGTTTATCTACCAAGATCACGAAGCACACATACAAACACACCTTTCTGCGGCACAAAATCCGAAGATTATGGAGTTAATGAGTCGCGCACCGCAGGCTAAGATGATTGAAGCTGCTATGGCAGCACATATTCAGGAACATGTAGCGTTTGCGTACCGTGCAGGCATTGAAAAAGAGCTTGGTGTGGAATTACCGCCTCCAAATGAGCCATTACCAGAAGATATAGAGCTTAGAATCTCCAGATTGGCAGCTCCTGCTTCAGCTCAGTTGACTGGAAAAGCACAGCAAGAAGCACAAATGCAACAGCAAATGAAACAAATGCAAGATCCTGTTATACAGATGCAACAGAAGGAGCTTCAGCTTAAAGAAGCAGAACTTCAGGGCAAAGCCCAGCTTGAGATGGCTAAAGTGCAGATGGCAATGGGCAAAGCAGTGGATCAGAAAGAACTTGAGCTTCAGCGTCTTGAGCAAAATGAGCGTATTGAAACAGCTAGAATTGCAGCCAAGATAGCGGCTGATAACCTGAAAGCAGACACTGAAGAACAAAGAGTAATGACAGAGAAAGAGGCAGATGCTTTTAGAGAAGGTGTCGGCCTTGTTAAAGATATTACCTTAGAGAAGCTTAGAAGAAATGACTGATCGTCTTTCTAATAACATTCTTGAAGTCCTTAGAGATGCGATACGTAGAGAAATGAATCAGGTAACAGATCATATTGCTACTGGGTCTTGTAAGGATCATAGCGAATACACCCATTCTTGCGGAGTAATCAAAGGACTTGCTCTTGCAGAGAGAGAAATACTAGACCTCAATAAGAGGGTTGAGGAACAATAATTCGTCATAATGACGCAAGCGACTCTGGACGCTAATTCCAGTGCAGGAAATGACAATGAGTGCAGCAGAAAAGTTAGACCCCTTAGAGGAGGAAAGCGCAGAAAAAGCGAAACAGCTTCCAGAGCCTAAAGGTTACAAGATCCTTATTGCAATGCCCGGAGCAGAAGAAATGACCGAGGGCGGCATCATTAAGGCGGCAGTAACCAGGCAGCTTGAAGAAGTTGGAGCTATGTATGGCATGGTTTTAAAGCTTGGCCCAGATGCTTATGCAGATAAAAAACGGTTTCCTAACGGGCCGTACTGCAAAGAAGGAGAACTCATACTAATGAGGTCTTACTCTGGAACCCGATTTAAAATTCATGGCAAGGAATTTCGCTTAATCAATGATGACAGCGTGGAAGCTGTGATTGATGATCCAAGGGGGCTAGAAAAGATATGAGTGATACAGAGCAAATTCAAGAAGAACCTCAAGAGTCTCCAATGTCTTTTGAAGACAAGTTCTTGGGTGTTAGGCACAAAGTTGTTAAGTCCGTTGAAGAAAAGCTGGAAGAAAAAAACCAGCAAGCAGTTTCTGATGTAGAGTTTGAGGTTGTTGATGAGAGAGAGCCAGAGGACAGAAAGCCTCCTCGATCTCAAAACGCTAAAGATGACGATGAAGAAGAACTGTCAGGATATAGCGACAAAGTTAAAAAACGAATTAACAAACTGAAATATGATTTTCACGAAGAACGCAGAGCAAGAGAAGATGCCGAGCGTTTAAGGGAAGAAGCAGTTCGCGTTGCTCAAGAGCTTAATAATCGCAATCAGCATTTTCAAACTGTAATTAACCAAGGAGAAGGTGTCCTTGTTAATCAGATTAAAGAAAGAGCTGGTTTAGCCGTTGAGCAAGCCAAGTCTCAATACAGAGAGGCTTACGAGGCAGGTGAAACTGAAAAAATTATTTCAGCTCAAGAGGCTTTAATAAAAGCCCAAGCAGAATTAACTGAAGCAGAAA